GCACTACCTTGAGCATCGGCACGGGCTCCGGCTCGGCCAAAACCATCACCGGCGTGACCGTGGGCAACCCCACGATCCTGACGTCCTCGGCACACGGGTTCGTCAACGGCGACATCATCACCTTCAGCAGCGGCTTCACGGGTACCGATGCGGCCCTGCTCAACGGCAAGACGTTCACCGTGATCCACAAGACCACCAACACCTTTGCGGTGGCGGTGGACACCACCGGCAAGACCGTCACCGCTGGCACGGCCACGGCCACCCCGACGACCTTCACCGAGGTCAACAACATCAAAACCTATTCTGGTTTTGACGGCATGGCCAGCGAACTCGACAAGACCAACCTGCAAAGCGTGGCCAAGGAGTTCATGCTCGGTCTGGTGGACTTCGGTCAGTTCTCGTTTGAGTTCGACACCGACCTCAACGATGCCGGCCAGGCTGCCTTGCGCTCCCACCAGCAAAGCAGCGCGATCGCCAACTTTCAACTGGTGCTGCCGGGCGCGGGCTCCAACCTGACCTATTCCTGGCAGGGCTACGTCAAGAAGTTCAGCCAAACCGGTGGCGTGGACCAGATCGTCAAAGGCTCGTGCGACATCCGCATCAGCGGCGCCGTCACGCTGACCTGAACCCCGCCAAGAGGAGCTGCGCATGAAGAAAACCCTCAGTCGCGACCAAATCGTTTCTGTCAGCGACATCAAGACCGAGTACGTCGACGTCCCCGAGTGGGGCGGCACGGTGGCCCTGCGCGAACTCACCGGCGCCGAACGCGACGCCCTGGAAGCTCAGATGGTCAAGGTCGTCAACGGCAAGCGGGAGGCCGACACCAGCAACCTGCGCGCCAAGATCGTGGCGGCTTGCTTGGTCGATGGTGAGTCGGGCGACCGTCTGTTTGACGACAAGGCGATCCGCGAGCTGGGCAACAAGAGCGCAGCGGCGCTGGACCGCCTGTTTCGGGTGGCCCAGCGCCTGAACGGCATGGACGGCATGGAGTCGGTGCAGGAGCAGCAAAAAAACTCCGAAGCCGCCCCGAGCGGCAGTTCTATCTCCGCCTGAGCCTGGCCATGGGCATCCCCGTGGGCGAGATGCTGCGCCGCATGACCGCCAGTGAGCTGACCGAGTACATGGCCTACGACCAGATCGAGCCCATCGGTGAGCCACGGGCGGATTTGCGGCTGGGCATCTTGGCCGCCACAGTCGCCAACCACAGCGCCAGTCCGCCACGCCAGGCGGCCAAGCCCGTGGACTTCATGCCCTTTGCCAAGGCGTTTGAGCAGCCCGCTGACGTGATCTCGCTCGAAGACCCGCAGGCGCGCGCCCAACTGCTGGGCAAGACGCTGTTCGGCGATCGGGTGGTGCGCTACACCAAGGACGAAGACTGATGAGTGGCTCGCTGGGCTCCCTGGTCGTTGAAGTCGCCGCCAATGTGGCGCGGTTTCAGAGCGACATGGGGCGCATTGCCTACATCGCGCAGCAAAACGCCAGCCTGGTGCAGCGGGCGTTTGACACCGCGGGCAACGCGCTCAAGGCCATTGGCGTTGGCCTGTCGGTGGGCATCGCGTTCGATACCGTCAAGACCAAGATCGACAGCGCGCTGCGCTCGGCGGCTGGCTTGGAAGACTTGGCGCAGCGCACCGGCGGCACCATCGAGGGGCTGTCGCGGCTGTCCAGCATTGCCCAAGTCTCGGGCACCAGCACCGATACCTTGGCCACCGGCCTGCAGCGTCTGGCCAAGAGCATGGTCGAAGCCGAGCAGGGCGGGGCGACCGCCGTGGCGGCATTCTCGGCGTTGGGCATCTCCACCAAGAACCTGGCCTCGCAGCGCCCTGAAGACATCTTCGTGCGGGTGGCCACCGAGCTGGCGAAGTACGAAGACGGTGCCACCAAAACGGCGGTGGCGCAGCAGTTACTCGGTAAGTCGGGTGCCAACCTCCTGCCGGTAATGAACGACCTGGTCACGGTGGGCGACCTGGCGGTCACGACCACGGCGGCGCAAAGTGCTGCTGCCAAAGCCTACGAGATCAACCTGCAGCGCCTGCAGGTCTCGGTGGACGCGGTGTTCAAGACCATCGCGCTGCAGATTGCCCCGGTCATGGGCAGCTTCATCAAGGCGATGGTGTCCTCCACCAACTCCGCCGACGGCCTGCGCGGCAGCGTCGATCGTCTAGCCGCGGATGGCTCGCTGCGCCAGTGGGCTGAGGCCACCGCCATGGGCCTGGCCCGACTGATCGACGTGCTCAGCGTCATCCCGGACCTGTTCCTCATGACCGGCAAGACGATCGCCGCCGCAGCCGCGCAGATGGCCGGCCTCGGGCAGGTGATGGCCGGTGTGTTTCAGATTCTCTCGGGCGACCTGACCAAGGGCCTTCAGACCGCAAAAGACGGGCTGCAGCAGATCACCATCGTGGGCGATGCCTGGTGGCAGGACATGCAGCAGATCTTCAATCGGCCGCTGTTCTCCGAGCGTTTTAAGCAGCAGCTGGCCGAAGACGCGAAGAATCTGAGCGACACCTTGGGCAACCGGCGCCGGCTGCCCGACTTCAACCTGCCGCAGCCGGACACGGGTTTGTTTAAGGCGCAGGCCGACGCCCAGGCCAAGGTCATTGAGCGCCAGATTCAGCAAGAGCAGCAGCTTTATCAGGCCCGTCAGCAGGTGCTGCAACGCCTGTATAGCCAGGACCTGATCTCGATAGCGGATTACTTTGCCGCCCGCGAAGCCTCGACCGAGGCGTTCCGCACCCGATCGCTGGCCCTGTACGACCAAGAAATCGCCGACCTGCAGCGCGCCATGGCCCGCATGGCCGATGTGCGCGCCAAGGCCGAGCTGGCCGGCCGGATCGAAGACATTGGGATTCGCAAAGAGCGCATCACCACCGAAGCCGAGCGCCAAACGGTGCTGGACCGGCTGGAGCAGGCCAAGGCCACGCGCGACTACGCCGACGAGGTTGAGCGGCTCAATGTTCGCCTCTTGGAGCTGCAAGGCAATCTAGAAGAAGCCTCGCGGCGCCAGCAGACGCTGCAAAACCGCACCCTGCGTCAACGCCTGACCGTTGAGCAAGACCTGCCGGCGCTGCAGGTGCTGGACCAGATCGAGCGGCTGCAAACGCAGCAGGCATCGTTCAGTCAGTTTGGGGCTCAGGCAGCGGTGGTGGAAGAGCGGCTGCGCAACACCGAAGGGCGCATCTCCCTGGACCAGCAGCGGGGTGCTGCCAACGAGCTGCAAAGCCTGGCTCGCTTGAGCGCGGCCCGCTTAGGCGCTGTCTCGGAATTGCAGCGCATTGCCGAGCAAATGGACGCGGTAGCGCAAGCCAGTGGCAACCCGGCGATGCTGGCCAACGTGGAAGCCTTCAAGCTGCGCATCGACGAGCTGGCGGCTTCAGCCGATGGCCTCGGGATCGTGTTCCGCGACATCTTCGTCGGGGGTTTTGGCAACTTCCTCAGCGACCTGATGAGCGGCACCAAGAGCCTCAAGGACGCGTTCTTGGACTTCGCGCGCAGCGTGGAGCAAGCCATCACGCGCATCGTGGCGCAGAACCTGGCGCAAAGCCTGTTTGGCACCACTGGCCCCCTGGCCGGGGTGTCGGGCTTCTTTGCCCAGCTGTTCGGAGCACCGGTGGCAGGCGCCCGCGCCGATGGTGGGCCGGTCGCGGCCAACCAAAGCTACTTGGTGGGCGAACGCGGCCCGGAGATCTTCAAGCCCAGCATCCCCGGCACGATCATCCCCAATGAGCGGCTGAAGCTGGAAACCCAAGTGCAGGGGCCCAAACTTTTGGGCGCACCTGCGCCACGCCTGGCGCAAGCCCTGGCCGCCACGGTGGTGGGTATTGCCCTGCCGGCTTTGCCCGCTGCCGCAGCCCCCAGCAGCGCGCTGGCCAACACGCCCCGGGTCACCCTGCCATCTGGACCGCCCGAGGTGCAGGCCATTGCCGCGCGGCTGCAGACATCGCTGCCCGCCGTGGCCACGGCGGCCTTGCCGCCTTACATGGCCGCACCGCTGCCGCCAACGCTGGCTGCGGGTCTGGCCCGGCGCCTGGCCGCGGTGGTCGAGCCCGCTGAGATGGCGGTGAAAACCGAAGAACGCGAAAGCGAACTGATGAACGCGAGCCGCTTGCCGCTGGGCGAGTCACTGGCCGTGCGGATCAGCGGCTCGCTGCAGGGTGGGGGACCGGTCTATCGCAACCAGGCTTACCTGGTCGGCGAGGCCGGGCCCGAAGTGTTCATCCCCGGCATCAACGGCACGGTGCTGCCCAACAAGCCCGCGGCAGACAACAAGCCCGCCGGACCCAACATCGTCATCAACAACACCTTTGCCGCTGGCACCGACCTGCGCACCATCGACCAGGCAGCCACGCAAATTGGCCTGCGCGTGCAGCGCGCCTTGCGGCGCAACTGATCGGGAAGCACTGAATGGCCTTCATTGAGACCCCGCGCTTTCCTGAGGCGATCTCCTACCGCTCCACGGGTGGGCCGGTGTGGAAGACGCAGGTGGTGCAGACCGCCAGCGGCCGCGAGCAGCGCAACCAGACCTGGTCAGAGTCCCTGCGCCGCTGGGATGCGCTGAATGGTGCGCGCAGTGATGCCGACCTCGACCAGCTGCAGGCGTGGTTTCAAGTGACCGCGGGTATGGCCAACGGCTTTCGGTGGAAGGACTGGAAGGACTACACCGCGACCAGCTCCAACGGCAGCGGCATCGTCAACACGACAGGCTTGGGCAACGGCACGGCCTCAGGACAGCTCTACAAACGCTACGCCGTGGGCAGCAACACGGCGCTTCGCAAAATCGCCAAGCCCGTGGCCGCCACCGTCCAGGTGTTCAAGAACGGCGTGCTGGTGCCTTCCGGCTCGGGGTCAGGCCAGTGCCTGGTCAACAGCACCACCGGGGTGGTGACCTTCTATGGCACGGCGCCAACCGTCAGCGACACGCTTACTTGGACGGGCGAGTTTGACGTGCCGGTGCGCTTTGACACCGACACCTTCAGCGCCTCCTATGACGATTACAACGCCAGCAGCGTCACGCTGCCCGTGGTGGAGATTCGGCTATGAGGACGATCTCCACCGCCCTGGCGAACCACCTCGCCGGCGAAGTCCTGACCGTGACCACGCTGTGGAAGATCGTGCGCACCGATGGCCAGGCCTTTGGCTTTACCGACCACGACCAGGACCTGACCGTTGGCGGCGTGACCTACGCGAGCACCGGTGGGCACACCTCGTCGGCCATCGTCTGGTCGGACGACCTGTCGATCAGCAACCAAGAGGTCACGGCGGTCTTCGACAGTTCAGCCATTGAGCCACAGGACGTGGCGGCTGGGCTGTGGGACTACGCCGCGGTCACTTTGTATTTGGTGAACTACGCCGACGTCAGCATGGGCGTGTTGCCACTGACCACCGGTGTGCTCGGGCAGTTCGTGACCAAGCGCAGCCAGTTCGTGGCCGAGCTGCGGGGCCTCGCGCAACTCCTGTCGCAGGAGATCGGCGCACTGTATTCGGCGACCTGCCGCGCACAGTTGGGCGACGCCCGCTGCAAGGTGAACCTTGCGCCGATCACTTTCACCGGAACGGTCACAGGCGTCACAGGTCCTCGCGTGTTTGCCGATACGTCGCTCACGCAGGTGGGCCCAAGCCTGGCGTATTCCGCAGCACCCGCATCGATTCCCTCGGGTGGGCCGTTTCAGCTCACAGCCCTGGCTCCACAAGGCGGCAGTTGGGTGTCCGATCTCGGCGTCACTTCAACGCAGACGGGTGCAGCCTTCACCGCGGTGACCGGAAGCAGCGGCAGCCCTGGCAAGGGCCAATACAGCGTGACAGCAGGTGTCTACACCTTCTCGGTACTGGATGCGGGCGCCCAAGTGGTCCTGAAGTTCAACTACGCGCAGGGCTATTTCTCCTACGGTCTGGTGACTTGGCTGACGGGTACGAACGCTGGATACAAGATGGATGTGCGCCAGTTCTCGCCGGGCCTGGTGACATTGGCCCTACCAATGCCCAACCCGATCACGGTAGGAGATACCTATTCGATCGTGGCCGGTTGCGACAAGACCGCGGCCACCTGCCAAGGTCGATACAGCAACTTCATCAACTTCCGCGGCGAGCCTTTCATTCCCGGCACCGACGCGATCCTTCGACCGCAAACGAAATGAAGGTCGCTGGATTGGATGTGGTGCGCGCGGCTCGCACTTGGTTAGGCACGCCCTATCACCACCAAGGGCGGCTCAAAGGCGTGGGGGTGGACTGCGCCGGCTTGATCATCGGCGTAGCGCACGAGTTGGATCTGTCTGCCTTCGACGTTCAGGGCTATGCGGCCCGCCCTAACGGCGACTCGCTGCGGCAGCTTTGCGAGGAGCAGATGCGGTTGGTGATGCTCGACGAAGCCCGCCCTGGTGATGTGTTGCTGTTTCGCTTTGATGCGCACCCCGGCCACTTGGGCTTCTTGGCATCGACTGGCCAGGGATTCACGCTGCTGCATGCCTACTTGCCGCGTCGCAAAGTTGTTGAACACGGGCTCGATGCAAGTTGGTGGTCGCAGCTTGCGGGCTGCTACCGCTTGCCCGGGGTGGCCTGATGGCACAGCTCGCGGTATCGGTCGCGGGTGCCGCGATCGGATTCGCCATCGGCGGTCCAGCCGGTGCGCAATGGGGATGGCTGGCCGGCAGCATGCTCGGATCCGTCCTGTTCCCGCCCCACATGGAAGGCCCGCACATGGCCGACCTGCGGGTGCAAAACAGCGCCTACGGCCAGCCTATCCCGGTGGCTTACGGGACGTTTCGGATGGCGGGCAACGTCATCTGGGCTGCCCCGCCGGTGGAGCACTCCACCACCAGTGGCGGCAAGGGCGGACCGAGCCAAACCACCTACAGCTACTCCGAGTCCTTTGCGGTCGGCTTGTGCGAAGGACCGATCACCGGTGTGCGTCGCATCTGGGCCAACAGCAAGCTGATCTATGACGTCAGCCCCGGAGCGACGGCAGCGACGGTGTCGGCCAGCGCAACGGCAGCCGCACAGATCCGCATCTACCTGGGCACCGAGACTCAGGGGGCCGATCCGACCATGGAGTCCTATCTTGGCGTGGGCAAGGTCCCGGGCTATCGAGGCTTGGCCTATGTGGTCTTCACCGACTTCGATCTATCTCCATACGGCAACTACCTGCCTGCGCTTTCCTTTGAGGTGGTGGCCGCCAATGCATCGACCAGTTGGACGCAGCAGTTGCTCTCCAGTTGGGGCCATTCCACGACGCTGGGGACATTCTTCTCTGCGCCGCACCTCGATCCAGCGGCCACACACGTCTTGGCTTGGGGCTACTACTTCGGGTTTGATGGGGTCAAGCTCGCCACGTTGACGCCCTACGCCGCCACATCGGACGGCGACCTCAATATCAGCTCGCCCGGGTCTTTTCCGGCGCTTGGACGCAGCGACGTGCCCGGTGCGTTTCTGGCCGGATCCACCACGAATATGGCGTGGCTGGACGGAACCACGGGGCAACTGACCCAACTGACTATCCCCGGCTTGCCTTTTGCTGGTAACGGCACCTCCTTCATCAAGGAAGGCCACGTGTTCTGGGCGACGGCCTACTACGGAGGCAGTCCGTACAAGCTGTACCGGGCCGAACTCGGAGGAACCGGGCTGACCATGACCTCGCAAAGCGGCTCGTGGTCCGTGCTGGGTGTCTCCAGCAGCTACGTCTATGTGGCCGACTACATGTCAGGCGATGTGCTGCGGTTTGACAAGACCACCTTATCCCTCGTTGACACCAAATCCAGCGGGTATTCGGGCATCAAGCTGGGGCATGTGATTGATGACGGGCTGATTTACCTCTCCATCAACGGCGTGGGCATCGCACGGCTGGACTGGACGACCGGCATCACGACCTTTCTATTTGCCTTCCCGGGCCTGTTTTCCCCGCACTCCATGCAAGTGGTCAACGAGTCCACCATCATGTACACGCAGATCACGGGGCTGGACAGCATCTCCCTCTACATCGCCCACGCAGCTTTACCGGCGGTCGGCATGCCGCTGTCGGGCATTGTGAGCGACATCTGTGCTCGCGCCGGACTGTCAGCAAGCCAGATTGATGTCTCGACGCTGGGAGACACCGTCCAGGGCTATGCGCTGACGAACCGGTCGGCGGCCAAGAGCAACCTGCAGCCCCTGATGGCGGCGTACTTCTTCGATGCCTGCGACACCAATGCCAAGCTGAAGTTCATCAAGCGGGGTACGAGCGCCGCGCTGACCATTCCCGCGGCCGACCTTGGCGCTTCAGACTCCAAAACTGCGGAGGAGAGCGTCAACCCGCTGGTCGGCCAGCGCACGCAGGAGACCGAACTGCCGCAGCTTGTCGAGAT